GCCGGGCATCATCGATCCCAGGGGCCCGCCAGTCACAAGCTACACCACCATCGCCGATATCATGCAGCGGCTCTATGAGATGTCGGAGACATGCAAAGTGGCTTTCGATGCATCCCAGGCCGGCGCGGCTCTTTCGGGCACTGCGCTCAGGCTGATGATGACCAGGCCATTGGCTAAAGCATCCGGTATTAAGCTGAGGTACGACGCCAGCCTCCAGAAGGCTATACGCTTGTGCTCCAAGTTGGAGGTCCAGCACGGTTTGCCAGGCGCTTTAGAGATCACAGATTTTCATATTTCTTGGAAAGATGGCCTGCCAGACGATCCCAACGAAGAGGCCCAACGAGACTCCACTCTCGTATCCAGCCAAGCCCGGAGTGCCCAAGGCCTCATGAGAGAGAAGGGCTACAGTGATGAGCAGATCCTCCAGGAAAAAAGCGAAATGTCAGATCAAATCATATAAATATAACAGGAATTTCTATGAATATTAAAGCTTTCTTACTGTTGAAGCTAGGCTTTAGCCGCCGCCGCTTCATGGAGGCCTATCTGGATGGGTTCAGGAAACGGGGTGTCAAAATAGGCAAAAACGTCTCCATGTACGGCACCACTATCGACGGCCACCACCCTGAGATGATCCGTATCGGGGATAACTGTAACATCACAGGCGGCACAATCCTGCTCACTCACGACTCCGGTCCAACGGTCTTCGGAAAACCGATGAAAGTAGGGCCAATAACAATCCATGACAATGTTTTCATTGGTATGGACACGGTGGTCTTGCCGGGCGTGGAGATCGGCCCGAATGCGGTTGTGGGTGCGAATGCTGTGGTGACTCATGACATTCCGCCAAACTCGATAGCTGCTGGCGTCCCGGCTCGCGTGATCATGAGCTTGGATGAGTACCTAGCCAAATTCTAATCATTTTTGTGCCTACTCCGGCATAATCGGAGGGAGTTGATTATTTTATGACAGATCCAATAAATACGCCTGATGGCGGTAATGATCCGGAGACATTTAAGTCTTTTGCGACTAAGGAAGAACATGATGAATATGTCAATGGCATAGTCCAAGACCGGCTAGACCGGTACAAGAAAAAATTCGTGGATTACGACGACCTCAAGACGAAGGCTGAGAAGCTTGTGGAGCTTGAAAAAAGCCAAATGTCGGAGGTCGAGCGGTTAAAGACTGAGCTGTCCGAGAAGGACAAGATCATTCAAGAAAAAGATACTGTCATCACAGGATTCACTCTCAAGGAAATGAAGGCAACCAAGCTTGCTGAGGCGGGCGTGGCTGCGGAATGGGCTGACTCGGTGTCCGGAAACACCGAGGAGGAGATAGAAGCGAGCGTTGCCAGGATCGCTGCCAGGCTCAAGGTTGAGCCGTCTGCCAAGACTGGCGCGAGCTCAAATCCTGCAAACCCACCGAGCAACGGTATTCTCCGGATGACTCGGGCGGAACTTGCTGAAAAAAGCAAGGATCGTGTTTGGTACGAATCAAACAGAGACGCCATCATGAAGGCGCTTGAGAACGGAGAAATAAAGTAGGAGATAACATATGGCAATTGACAATTTCATTCCCGAAATTTGGGCCAATGAGTACCTGCGAGCTCTAGACAAGGCGCTGGTATTCGCTCAGCCCGGTATCATCAATCGAGACTATGAGGGAGATATCTCACAGGCGGGAGATACCGTCAGAATTAATGAGATAGGCAAGATCACTGTTAAGGCGTACACCAAGAACGGCACCATCGATGCACCGGAGACGCTCACCGGAGCTCAGCAGACCCTCGAAATCACCGAAGCGGACTATTTCAATTTTGAGATCGATGATATTGACAAGGCCCAGCAGAAGCCTAAGTTAATGCAGGGTGCTATGAGCGGGTCCGCTCAAGAGATGAGGGATACTATTGACCAGTTCATCGCTGGCATGTACACGGGAGCCGCCGCCGCGAACCTGATAGGGACCACCGCCGCGCCGAAGCATCCAAACAACACCGCCGGGTCCGATGAGAACATCTTTAAGCTGGTGACACTCTGCAGGCAGGCCCTTGTTAAGAGCAACGTACCAAGCGGCGGCTGGTGGATGATCGTCCCTCCAGAGCTCTACACGGTCATGCTGAATGATGACCGCTTCTCAAAGGCCGATGTAAGCGGTACCACGATGGGGCTTCGAAATGGTCAGGTTGGCAATATATCCGGATTTACCGTGATGGAGTCCAACAACGTCGAGTACATTGAAGACGGAGACGGATCTCACGATGTCTATAAGGTCATGTTCGGTACCAGCCAGGCCATAACTTTTGCATCTCAGATAGCAAAAGTCGAGCCCTTCAGGCCCGAGGATAGCTTCTCGGATGCCGTCAAAGGCCTTCAGTTATACGGCGGAAAGGTCATAAGACCGGAGTGCCTGGGCGTCCTGAGCTGCTATGCATAGGGAGGAAACAAAGATGAGAATATTAGCATCAATCTTAGTGCTGCTCATGCTGGCATCTGCCAGCCTGGCAGCCACTAGCATCAACCAGGTAGACTCCAAGTGGTCTGATATCATGGAGAATGATACCAACATGTGGACTGCCCTTACTGCCTGGAACATCTACAATGTAACCGACAACGGGAAGCAGATGGTTCTTCTCAATACCACCGGGTCTGCGGGTGCCAAGCCAATCAATATGACTGTCCACTCCGGCCCATTCCTGCAGGGGGCTTTGGGGGATCTGAAGTACTACTTTATGCCGATCAACGAAACCGTGATCTTGGGGCCGTTGGAGACCTCCAGATTCATGCAGGCCAACGGCACCATTCTGATCGAGATGAACCGGACCGCCGCGGGCAAGGCTATCATTGTGGGGGTGCCTTAGATGGACGGCCCGGTGATGATCCAGTACAAGAACCTGGCCACAGGCCACGACGTGGCTTATGAGAAAGGTTCGAAGCTGGAAAAAAAGGCAGCCGCAAACTCCAAGAAATTTAAGAGGCTGACTAAACCAGACGTAGCAAAAGCCGAGAAGCCGGAGAAATCCGGCTAAATTATTATTTTTACGTAATAATAAATGGTGATATTATGACAGTGGAACCAGGGGATCGTTCAACTGATACTCAATACCTGCGAGACTTAGCAGCCTGCATCGAGGGCGCAGATCTGACCGCTCTTCCGACTGACCTCTCCACCGACACGCCCTTCCTGCGGGCCCTGGCCTCAGTCGTCTCCGGAAACGCTCTGAAGATTAATGCAGGTGCCCTCTTGGCCGCCGCGCCAGTCTACTATGAGCGTTCCCGCATGTGGAAGAACAAAGGCAGTGACAGCGCGGCCAACCGTCGCACACTCGTATCGCCGGACCAGCTGGGTGTAAACATTGATGGTCAGGGCTACTTCCTACCGGCCGCGGTGGAGTTCGACCTGAATGCAGCCGCCTCATGGGATACTCAGACACCGACAGACTACGCGGTGGCTGCCAATCGTGCCGGCAAGGACTTCTATATTTATGCCTGCGTCCCAGTAAGTGGCTATACTCCGGTTCTCATCCTCAGTGCCGCCACCACCTACCCGGCTGGCTACACCGCAGATAATAGCCGCAAGATAGGGGGTTTCCACTGTGAATGCGCGGATGTTGGCACGATCTCCGGCCATCCCCTCACAGGCTACCTGGCAGGAGATATCATTCCCCGGTCCTGCTGGGATCTCTCCCATAGATCATCTGGGCTGCAAGCCGGTATGGTCTGGGCCGGAAAGACAGACTTCGATTCACTGGCAGGCCCCAAGATTTGGGTCGCCCTCTATCTGGCATCGGGCACCGGATCAAGCACGGCTTCCACCAACGGGGCCACGATCTCAGACACAAGAGACTGGATGAGTTTCGTGGACGACTTCGCCGCGATCGGCTGCCGGATGCTGGAAGATGATGAGTTTCAGGCAATAGCCGCGGGCTCGAATGAAGAGACGAACATTGCCGGATCTGCCGATCCCGTCACCACCGGCGGCCATCTCGACACGGCCAGCCGGAGGATGATATCCAACATCGGCTGCGAGGACTGCTGCGGGGTATTGTGGCAGTGGCTCAGGACTCAAAGCTATAGGTTCGACGGAGCAGCGAACCATACTCACCAGGTAGTGGTGTCCGGCGATCCGGAAACGGTGACCTCGGGCAATCCCTCTGGCGATGTCGCTCCGGCATTCGCATACTACGATCTGCCAGGCGCGAAGGGCAGCCTCTACAAGCAAGGAACCTACGGCGATATCAAGCTGCTCGCGGGCGGTTCTTGGACGGATGCCGCGTATTCGGGTTCCCGGTCGCGGTATGCGCATGACGGCTATCGCTGGGCCGCTTCTTCGGCTATCGGCGGCCGCGCTTGCGCGGAGCCTGCGTAGTCGTTATTCGTGCCTATTGAATCTACATTTCATGAGGTGACACGATGAGAGGATATCCCAAAGGCCCGCTCACCAAGCGGGATTACGAGAATCTGTTGGCCATGCCGGAACACGCCGAGAAAGCGAAGGCCGATCTGGCCCGGCTCGCTGAGACAGATGACAGCAAGATCACCGTCGACCAGGGCACGGAAAAATCACCGAAACTCGTGGAAATTGACAACCCTGCGCCGGCCTGGAAGCGAGCGGGGTTCAAAGACACATCAGAGCTGGTTGCTCTGGCAGACGTGAAGCCTGAATTGATCGAAAAGGCATGATTTCATGAGAGTG